GGTCAGGTACTAAAGAACAGTTTGACGCAATTCCTGTAAAAGACTCAAACACCTTGTACAACATCATTGATGATGTAGATGAAGAGCTTATTCAAGATGAAGAAACTTCTCCACTGTCTACTTGGTCATCTCAAAAACTTGCAGGACTTGTTTATCCAGCTTATGACAGACTTTCATCAGGTAAGTTCTTGTATCCTGCTTGCCAGACACGTCCTAACGGAACCTATTACTCTTACAGAGGTTCAGAAGAAAATTGGGAATTAGCTGCAGCAGGGGATTCTACTTGGAAATCTCTTGTACTTAAAGCAGGTACTCCTATTCCTGTATTCGAAAATAATGGAACTTGTCATATCTTCTATTCAGATGATGAAATTACAATTTCTGCAGCTAACTTAGTTAGCGGAGACGCTTTTGCCGCAGGTACTAGTTACTTTGTTTACCTTGTTTACACCGACCAAAGTAATTGGCTGTTTAAGATTTCTACATCTGATAGTCAGACCTTTACAGGAGCTTTGGCTGCAAGAATTATAGGTGGATTCGATACGCTTTGTGTTTCTGTTACTTCTGAGCAGGTTTACTCTACTACAGAAGTACATCCATTCTCAGGAGCAGTGGCTGGTTACATACATCCGTTCTCTGTATGGGATTTATGGCACAGACCTGTTTGCTGTCCAGAGGGCTTTGCTTATGCTCCTACTTTAGGAATTTGGGCTTCAATTTATTTAATGTCTAAAGATGCAACTTTAAACACTTGGACAGCAGGAACTACTGCTTCTGGAAGTAAGTACCCTAATGACAGCTTTAAAATGGTTTCTAAAAATGGGGGAACTATTCTTGATGGAACTTCTACTCCAGCTTTAGACTGTCTTGACGGAGAGCAGCAGCTTCATTATCAGGGTATGAGACTTCCTACAATAGCTGAGTTCGGTGACTTAGCTAGAGGTGCTCCTCAGGGAGTAAATATTAACGGTTCTGCAGACCCTGTAACTACAGGTGGACACGTAGCTACAAACAGTAAGCGTATTATCTCTTATTGCGGTTTAGAGGACATTGTAGGAGTTTTATGGCAGTGGTCTAGTGAAAGTAGCTATGATGCTTCTGGGTCTACTGCTTGGACTGATAACTTTAACGCTAACAAGCGTGACGTACTGGGTAAATACTACTTCGGTGCAGGTAAACGTGCTCGCTTGGGTGGGTATTGGAACAATGGTGATAACTGTGGATCTCGTGGTTTGCATTGGGGCGATTCTCCTTTGAATTTGGACGTCAACTTTGGTTTCCGTGCTGTTTCCGAGTCGATGCACAAGTAAAACAAAATGAGGGGAACTCAGGGGAATGCAAAATAGTGGGGAATGCGCAAAGCACAAGGCACAACTGCCCCGTAGGGGCAGATGTTCTTTGCGCTCCCCCAATCCTTGTTAAAACAAAATTCTGTAAAAAGGAGTGGATAAAAATAACGGCTGTTCTTAGGTATTAGTTGTTCGCTATGTGCGGTTCTCCGGTGTAGTTGCTAAAAATTCATTTTTGTGCCTTGTGCTCACTTGGGTGGGAATTGGAACAATGGTGATAACTGTGGATCTCGTAGTTTGAATTGGAACAATTCTCCTTTGAATTTGAACAACAACATTGGTTTCCGTGCTGTTTCCGAGTATCATAAGTTGAGGAGTAACTCTCACTCCGCTTTTAAACTTATAAGACTGACAGCTTGTACCTGCACGTTTCATAAAACGACAAATTTACAGTCGAGAGTGTCTTAAAGATAATTTAGTAGATAATGAATCGAAAAATCCTTTAAGAGTTTAGTTGAGGAACAGTCGTTATTTTTAGGCATTCTAATGAAAAGAAAAACTGGCTTTTGGGAAGAAATCTGTACACCTGAGAATATAGCTAAAGCCTATCACAAGTGTACTTTAGGCAAGGGTTTTTATAGAGAAATAAAAGAGATAGGTGAAAATCATGTTTATTATGAAGATGAAGTTTTAAGACTTCTTAAAAATGAAGAATATACTCCTAGCCCTTACAGAATAAAAATCATACATGAGCCAAAAGAGCGAACAATTTATGCAACTTCCGTTTTTCCAGACAGAATGGTACATCATGCAATTATGAATGTACTTGAACCGTTTTGGGCTAAACTTATGCAGGATAATTCTTTTGCTTGTATAAAGGGAAGAGGAACTCAAGCAGCTCATGCTAAAATTGTTGAATACATTCGTAAATACAAATGGTACGTTCAGTTAGACGCTCGTAAATTTTATCCTTCATTAAACCATGAAAAGATGAAGGAAATAATTCGTAAAAAGATTAAAGATCCACCCCTTCTAAGAACTTTAGACAAAATTATAGATTCTATTGACAGTCCTACTAATATTCCTATAGGAAATTTTACTTCTCAGTGGTTAGGAAATCTTTATCTAAATGAGCTAGACCTCTGGATAGTACATAAATGGCATCTTCATTTCGTTAGATTTTGTGATGACACTTATGTCTTTTCTAATGACAGGGAGTACTTAAAGAAATTTAGCAAAGAAATTCCCCTATTTATGAAGGAGGAACTCAAGTTAAATCTTTCCAAAAATCGATTAGCTTGTGTAAGAAGTTGTGTTCAGGCTTTAGGATATCGTTCTTTTGTAGACTTTAAAGGAAATTCTGTGACTACTTTAAAAAGACGTACAGCCAGAAATATTCAAAAGCTGTGTAGTTCTTTAATAGACAAAGGAGCACTTGAAAATACTGTTCAGTTTACAGATTACGAAATCTTTAAGATAGATCACTCACTTGCTTCTTACGAAGGAATTTTAGATTTTTGTAAAGCAACTAGATTCCGACAAAAGTATCATTTTGATGAACTTTATAAAACTTTTCATACATATGGAGCTGATATGTTGTTGCAGCTAGATAAAGTAGTTAAGCCTTATGACTCTAGAAAACATACCAGAATACAAGACATACTCGGAGTTCCTGTTCTCATAGTAGGAGGCTTCAATAGGTAAAAATACTTTTTATGATGGTAAAACAACTAAGAATCCCGATGTAGCTATTTTCGACTTTGTTAAAGTAGAAGACGTTCAGGGAGATATTAATTGCCAGGAAGATGTAAGAAAATCTCATATAGAAAACTGTGTTTCGTCAGCTTACCCTTTATGTCATTATGCAAGGGAACTGATAGAAAAGCAAATAGACTTTAGTAAGGTTTGTATACCTGTTAAGTTTGTTAAACGAGGTTTAAAAGGTTTTACTTTTGAGCCTGTAAATTTATAGAAGGAGAAATTGTATGGAATACATCGCAGTAAAAGATGGAAAAATTGCTGGACATTTTAATGGAGAAACTCTTCCTAAGGGAGCTTATGAAGTAAACGGATTCATGGGTTACGTAGGAGAGCCTGTATCTTTTTATAATCAAGAAACTTGGGAAAGACTTCCTCAAAAAGAGCTTTACTTAAAAGGTTTGCTTGAAGTTCCTGCAGGCTATAAAATCAATTCTGCTAAAACAGACATTGAAGAGCTTAGCACAGAAGAAAAAGTTGCAGCTCATTTAATTTCTCAGCAGCGAATAGATGTTGAATTAATTGAAAAAGATGAGCAGTACTTAAAAGATACTGATTGGTATGTAATCCGTGCTAAGGAAATTGGAAAAGACGTTCCAGCTGAAGTTCTTACAGAACGTCAGAGATGTCGTGATGAAATTTCTGCTTTAAGAGAGCACAGCTATAACGAAGAAGGAAATCTTGCGGAGTAAGTAGATGACTCAAGAGCAGCAGAAATTTTATGATATAAAAACTTTCCGAGACTACGAAGTAGTAGGTGAAGACATTGACTTTATAGTCTTGGTCAATCACGAAACAAAAGAGATTATTCTCCAATTTGAGGAATCTGATTCAAATAAAGACTGGGAACACAATCTTAGATTCTTACCTTGGCTGGTTAGTTTAGACAACAAAAAAGTCTGGACAACTCGGGGGTATGCTTGTGCTTACTCTTCTGCTAAAAATACTCCTGTTGACAAGTTTTGTGAAGCAGTTCTTAAATACCCTGCTTACAAAAGAATTGTTCGAGGTTGGTCTTTTGGTTCAGCCATGTCTGTTTTGTCTATGATACACATTTATTTAAGACTTGGACAGCTAGATGAAGTTACAACTTACGGGAGTGTTGCCTGTCTTTTAAGTCCTTTTGCAAGGAAGAAATACAGTAAGTGTGCTAAAGTTATCCGAAACTACTGTACTCCTAATGATTTTGTGACTTATCAAGTTCCTTTTTACCACCACTTAAATAAGTGTAAAGTAGGTGAGAGATTTAGTCTCTTTAAAATCTTTAAAACAGAATTTTATCACACTCATTATGAAGAGTACGACTACTCTAAATATGAAGCCTGTTAGATTTTCTGTTTTATAAACCTATTTAAACTGTGAAGAAACTTCTCACGCTTTAATAGAACAAATCTTTAATTAAGGAGATAAAACATGGATTCATGGCGTTTAAAAGTTCAGCTGAACGACAAATCAGCTTCAGTAGGTGCTGCGACAGCTACTGGTATGGGTGCCACTGTTCTTCCTTGTGCAAGAGGTAGAACAAAACCTGTAAAAATTAATCGTGGTGAAACAGAACGTATTCGACAGCTTTTTGGAGCAACTCGCTACGAAGTTCTCGAAGCTATCGCATACAATACTAAATATCCTCTTTGGATTTCTGCTCCAAATGTAGGTGGTGCTTCTGCAGGTCTGCTTGTAACTGATGCAGGTCTTAAACAGATTACTTTTGTTGGTGAAGATGAAAACTCAATCGACTTAAGCAATCTTCCTATGCAAGCAAAAGCCGGAACAGGAAATGGTACAACTACTGCTTTTGCAGTTAACTTTGATGCAAACATCTTCCCTACTTTCTCTGTAGGTGAAACAGCATCTTACTTACCGAAGTGCTACTTAGTAGTAGATGGAGTAGTTACAGAAGCAACTGTTGCTTGGAATGCTTCTGACCATGATTACACAGTTACTGTAGGTGAAGTAGCTACAGGTACAATTACTTCTTCTGAAGGAAAGGTTACTGTAAATCTTACTTTTGTTACAGCTCCTGCAGCTGGAAAAGAAGTTTCTATCAGACTCTCAACAGACGTTACAGCTCTTACAGCTCATGTATACGCTCTTGTAGGTATGCGTTACGCTTGTGAAGACTATATGGCAGCTGCTGTTTATAAGTCTGAAAACGAAGGAAACTTAATTCTTGATTTACAGCAGAAAAAGAAGGGTATCTACTACTCTATGACAAGCTATCCAAAAGAATTCTCTCTCACAGCAGGAACTAAGAATGCTTCTGGATTAATTATTTACGGACCAGTTCTCTTCAAAGACGATGACAACATTTTTGTTAAAGTCAACTCAAAAGAAACTATGGTTTGGAACACTTGGACAGGTTCTGATAGCTTAGTAGACTTCAAGGGTGGATATCGTGGTCTTGAACCTGATGGAACACTTTTAACAGAAGCATGGGATCAGTTCAAGGACATCAAGAAGTATCCTACAGATATTTACTTTGATACAACTGCAAACGAAGCAATCCCTACAGCTTTCTCTGCTCTGCGTGATGGATTCGCAAAGTACAAAACTTTCCTTTATCCTCAGGCAGTTTGCACAGCTGCAGATATGCTTGCTAAGATTCCTCTTTCTTTGAGCAATCGTGGTATCAAGACTTTCTGGGGAGCTGCTTACATCCAGAACCCTTACGAACCAACAGGCGACTTGATTTCTACTCTTATGGGTGAAGTTGCTGCCAAATACGCTGACGCTCTCGTTTACTCTTACGGTGGACGTGCTTGCGCATGGGCTGATGAAAATCAGGTTGGCGGTCAGCTTTCTATGGGACGTATTGTTGAATTCGTTTACAACTGTACAGAAGATGAAGCTAAGGCTATGGATACAGGTCGTGTAAATCCTATCGGACCTAACGAATTGTTTGGACCTATCATCATGTCTCGTCGCTCAACAGACAAATCTTCTGGTGATTACTCTTACGCAGATTACTCTGCTATTGTAGACTACTGCGTTGAGCGTATTTACAATGAAGTTCTTCCTTATCAGCTGATCAAGTTCAACGATGACGAGCACAGAGCTACTGTACGCAACAAAGCAGACTTAATCCTCAAGCCTTTACTTGCTAAGCCTAACAATGTTATTCAGGAGTACGCTATTAAGTGTGACGCTGAAAATAACGGTGACGACGTACATGCAACTGAGTCTTTCGTACTTACAGTAGCTATTAAAGTTACTCGCAAGTCGGAAACAATTTTGTTTAACTTTATAAATTCTGCTTCGGGTGCCTCTGTAGAAGAAGACGTAGCTTAATACGTATTTAAGTATTAAACAAAGTCCCCTACTATTTTAGTAGGGGATTTTTATTTTATAAGGAGAGTCAAGATGATAGCTAGAGTTTTCGGTTATGTCTTATTGGGACTGACTTTTATCAGTATCCTTTTCTTAGCTATAGGTGCTGTTTATCTAAATTTGTTTTGTCAAGACTCAACTCAAGATAACTGTCCGGAATTATAAGTTTTGGAAAGAATTGTTAAAAATTCTTTAACTTTTTATAAATGAGGTTACTTACTATGAAAGTAAAACCAATCGGTGCTCGTGTGCTTATCCAGGAAATTAAGCCAGAAGAGACTACAAAAAGCGGGATTATTCTTCCAGCTTCAAAAGAAAAGACTCAGATGGCAAAAGTTCTGGAAGTAGGTGAAAGCACAGATGACGTAAAGATTACAGTTGCTATAGGTGATACAGTAATCTTCTCTCAGTATGCTGGAACTGTTATCAAAGCAAATGATGCAGAACTCCGTTTAGTCGACATGGGCGACATCTTAGCCAAGGTTGAAGACTAGAAAACCAGTCTCCCTATTTGAAGTATATAACTGAATAATAGGGAGACACTATATGGTTAAACTTGCAGAAAGTCATTCTTTAATTCCTGTTAAATGCTATTACAATCCTGATATGGATTGCTTTGTTTTTAAGTTTGATGGGAAAACTGTTTCTTTAAGAAATGTAGCTGATGAAGAACTTGCAAAAGTTTTTCGTAAAAGTCAGATGAAAGATGAAGAAACAGAACCTCGTTCAGCTCGAGGAAAAACTTATATGGAAATGGTGCAGTCTATTAAAAACGGAACTGACCACATAAATTACATTTGGAGTAATTTCGTTTCAACATTTTTGACTGAATTGCAGTCATTAACGAAATCATACCAAGGGGCTTAAAATTGAATTCTCGAAAATTTGTTAATGATAAAGTGTTTACTGTTTTGCTAGAAGACGGACACTCTTTACAAGGAAAGTATATTGAAATTCCGCATGGAAATATTCTGATTAAAAAAGTTTTCTTTAAAACACCAGATGGAAGAAAAGAGTTTTGTGTAAAAAACTTGTCTGCTGATATGAAGAAAGCTGGATGGCAGATAACTTTAAAAATAGAGATTAATGACTTCCTTAATTTCTTGCTAGAACAATCTAAGCTGGAATTTCCTGAATGGCTTAAACACAATGGTCGTAGATGCTTTGAAGATGAAGCAGTCTATTCTGTAGAAGAAATCAGCCAAGAATGGAAAAGTATGAAGAGCTTGTTCGGAGCTTTTAGAATGGCAGGGGATTGTGGATTTTTCACTTCTCATAAACCTTTTGAGTCATATATAAACAAGATTGTAGAAATTCGGGAGGGCTAATGACTACTTATTCAATTGAGTACGAAAAAGCCAGAGAAGTTCGCTCAAATGCGGTAATGGCAATTCGTTCTGTCAGGACTTTAAAAGAAGAAGCAGAAACTCGTAGAGATGACTTACTCCCAATTTTGTTTGGGCACGGAACTGATCAAGGTATTATGTCTGTAATTGCTCTTTACATGGAGCAAGCAAGACTTACTGCTGGAAGAAAAACTTCTACTCCAGATTTTAGCTCTGACTACACAACTCAATTTAAGTCTGATTTAGCTCTTTGTGTTACAGGCTCCGGAGATGGTGATGAAGGTCTTTATCCTCCGGAAATAATCGAAGGACAGCCTTCAGAAAAAGCTCAGAAAGATTTTAATAAAAACTCTAAATGGCTTAATTCATATTCTTTAGAGTCTGTTGCAGCTGCTTCTAGCAAAGGTATAAAGCAATTCTGCCAAGATGTTCTGACAGCTGTGGGTAGCTCTGCTTTAACTAATGCAGACCACCGAGGTCCATATCCTAGTCAAGCAGACGCTGAATCCCAAGCCCAAATAGACCGAGGTTCTGGATATCTAGCTCTTCGTACAGAAAACAGTGAAGTTTATTTAGAAGCTTCTAGTTCATCAAGCTCTTCTAGTTCTTCTGAAGATCCTGCTGCAGAAACTTGGTACATAGGTAAAAACGGAATTGACACTCCGGATAATTATACTTTTAAAGCTGATTTGATTTCTGTTTTGGACAGCTTACTTACTTCTATGAACTCTTACAAAACTAATCTTGAAAATACTTTGTCTGCTTTGGCAAATAAAGGAGCAATCTTAGAAGAGTTTAAAGTAGAACTTCCTACAGATGAAAGCAGACTTAATTCAGCTATGACAAAAATCATAGGGGATATTGAATTAATCACTTCTTATAAAACTTATTTTAATGCTATCTCTACTGGAACTTCTAGTAATAGAGCTGCTATTAATGCTAAGTTAGGAGACCTTAAAACAGACTGTAATACTTTAATTACCTACTATGAAACAGCTTCATCTCAGAGTACTCTTGAATTAGGAGATGTAAACTCTGGAATTCGTAAAAGTCTTATTTACTGGACAGAAGAACTTGTAAAAAAGCCTGATGGAGCTTACACAATTCTTGAAGGTATTCCACAGCTTTTAAGTGATGCAGAATCCCAGTTGTCTAATGCAGATACAAGACTTAATGCTTTCTCTTCTGATGTAAACTCTTGGCTCTCTGTTCCAAGTGTTCTGGGAGTATTTAATCAAGCTGTTTTAAACTTAGACAAGTCTATTAAAAGATGGGAAACTCATATTATGTGGAAAAATGTTCTCCCAGCTAATAAGTATAAAATCTTGCGTAAAGTTATTACCTCTTTTGCAGGAATTACTAACGACCCTTGGCAAGTACAGGATGAAGTTGTTGTAACAGAACTGAATGAAGCTGGGTTCTTACTAACAGAGAAAGTTATAACTCCTCCTACACAAAATACTCTGTTCAGAGTCTTTGCTTGTGATGAATCGGGTAACACTCCTATAAAGCAGGCAGATAGCTTCAACTCTTACTCAGAACAGTCCGATGTAATTTCTAAGGCTTATGGATTTACTTTTCTTCCCGATGAAGAAGAATGCACCTGCTTACGAATTACAGAAGATACAATGCCTTTTGTAGAAACAGATTTTGCTATTATAAACGATACAACTTTAGCTCAGGTAAAGTCTGTATCAGAAAACGATTTAAGACTTGACTCACACTATGGAGAAGTTACTTCGATCAAAAAGCTGTTTGGCTTTTACTTTGTAACGGAATTATAATATATGACACACTTTGAACTTTGTAAAATAACTGCACAGCGTTTTGCTAATGATAAGACTATGGCTTTGTATGAAGTTACTATGCTGGGAATTGAAAAACCTGACGTGCTTGTTTTCGATTCTTCTGCTCATACAGATTTATACGAAATAAAGATGAGCCGTTCGGATTTCTTAGCAGACAAGTACAAGCTAGCTCGTAAGCATCCACAGTTTGGAGACAAGCGTTACTACGTATGCTACGGGGATTTTATAAAACCCGAAGAGCTTCCGGAAGGATGGGGACTTTATCATTACAAGAATAACAAGTTTTATAAGATAAAGGACAGTCGTTACTTTAATCAAGGAGCAGCTGCTTCTAGTATTTACAAACATACTGTTGAGCTTTTAACAAATCATATAATCTGCGAAAAACAGAATATAGTATTTGCAAAAAGAGTTCTTGAAAATCGAGAACGCTATAAAAAGAACTAATGAAAGTTGGAGGATAAAATGACCGAAGAAAATGAAAAACTTATAGACGAGTATATTGCTTTTGTGCAGTCTACTTCTAAAAAGTATGAACAAATCGGAGAGCTTGCTTCTGGGAATGAAGTAACTCCTAATAAGGTTAACTACGCTTTAAGCATGTACTATGACACTTGTCGTATGCTTAATGATGAGTATCAGAGAGTCAAGATTGAAAAAACTGCTCTTGAACTTGAGTACGAAGAACTTTATGCAGCTTGGTTTCAGGAAGCAAAAGAACAGCTCATGGCAGAAACTTCTACCAGGTCTGCTAAACCTGCTCTTAAAGAAATTGAACAGCAGCTCAAGGTTACTCATAAAATGGATTATTTTGCTTGGCAGCGAAAACTTGTTCAAGCAGAAATGAAGTGTGACCACTATATTCGAATGCGTGAAACTCTGAATAAGTTCGACAACGTTTTGACAAACCTTGCAGTAAATCTTCGCTCAGAACTTCGTGCTCTTAATATCGAAGACAGGGCTAACGCTAGACAGAAATTTGCCCCTATACGTTAAACAATTTGGAGGATAAAGATGGCTGAATTCGCAAGAAGAATGGGATTTAAAGTTGGAAGTGTTGTAAGACATTTTAAGCGTGAAACAGTAGACTTGGAAAAATATCCAAACGCTTATTTGTATGAAATTATTGCTTTTGCAAATCATTCAGAAACTAATGAGCCTTTGGTAGTTTACAAGGCTCTTTACTCTTCTGAAGGCTGGGGAATTAAGAAAGAAATTCCAGAAGGCTATGTATGTGCAAGACCCGCAGCTATGTTTTATTCAGAAGTAGACCACGAAAAATACCCTGACATAAAGCAGAAACATCGATTTGAATTAGCAGATGATGAGTACAAATTGCCGGAAGTACACACATCAGAGATTACAGACTTCTACTTAAGACAGTCTAAGGAAAATAGATAAAATGGAAAAATTTGCTTTAATCTGTTCAGGAATTATCATCCTTTGTTTTAGTGTTCTTCATATAATCAATATAATTCTTATCCAAAAAACCCGTAAAGAAGTTTCTCAGTATGTTCACTATATAGAAAAATTTGAGCATGAAAAGCCTGTTTCAGTAAGATACCTTGTTTTTGGTTCTTCTTATAGGGAATGTGAAACACGCTGGGCTAACTCTAAATATTCTGCAGGACTTCCTAAAACAGCTGCTAAATTTGTCACTTATGATAACTGTCCTACTGCTATAAAAGGATACTGGAACGATGTTCACTTTAAGCGAGTAACTCTTATAGGAATCACAGAAAGAGAGTTTGATAAACTCTATTATAAATACTAAAAATCTCTAAAAACCTTTTTACAACTTTTCGGAATTATAAGTAGTAGGAAAGACAGAAAAATTCTTTTGAAATTTCCTATTTAAATATAGGAGAAACTACTATGGTTATATTAAACGAATCGAAAGTTACAAAAGGTTTATTTTCTCGTTACGTAAGAATTCAGCGTGAAGGAAAATATAACATGCTTACAGATACTAAGCAGGTTATACAGCTGCTCGGTTGTGATGCAACTACTTACGCTGATATTTTGAACAACTACGAAAATTATTCCAAACTTTACAAAAAGACAGTAGACAACGTAGCTACAAACATTCAAGTAAAAGTGGGAAATCTTTTAACTTCCAAGACGGACGTAATTGGGCACCAGACAAACTGCAAAGGAATTACGGGTGGTCTGGCAGGTATCGTGTTTAAGCAGCATCCAGAATGCTACGAGCCTTATCTTCAGTGCTGTAAAGTAAACAAGCCTTTAGGAAAAACTCAGCTGCTTAAAATGAACGACGGAAGAGTTCTGGCAAATATTTTCGGTCAGAATGAAGCAGGAGCTGCAACAGATTACAAAATGATTTTATCAGCTCTAAGAGACTTAAAGAAACAGATGGACTCCCTTAATCTTAAATCCCTTTCACTCCCTTATGGAATGGGAGCCGGAATAGGAGGGGGAGACTGGAATGAGGTATTTGGTTTAATTGAAGAAGTCTTCGGACCTACTCCAATTAAAGTAGTTTTGTGCAAGTTGGAGAAATAAGATTATGGAATTAGGACGTGTAAAAGAACTCGAAGTTTTAATTAGACGTCACCAGGATCATTATTACAAGGGTCAGGCGACTATTTCAGATGCAGAATTTGATAATCTGTGGGATGAACTTAAAAGCCTTGACCCTGATAATGAGCTTTTCAAGAAAGTTGGAGATGACTCCTTAGACGGATTTCCTAAGGTACAGCATGTAATTCCTATGGGTAGTCAACAAAAGGCTAATTCACAGGAAGAAGTGGCTAAATGGCTTATGCAGTTTAAGCCTACAGAACAGATTATAGTTCAGTCAAAGCTGGACGGATGTTCTATCGAGCTTTACTACAAAAACGGAGTCTTTAAAAGCGGTGTAACTCGTGGAGATGGAATCACTGGAGATGACATTACAGACAACGTAAGTAAGATGCAAGGCTGCGTAAAAAGACTTGTAGAAAACTTTACAGGCTCTGTACGTGGTGAAGTTCTTATGTTTCATGAAGAAAAGAACAAATTCTTTCCGCAAATGGCTAACTGCCGTAATGCTGCTTCCGGAATTATGAAACGTAAAACTGGTGAAGGCTGCGAACTTCTTCATATTGTAACTTACGATGTTATGTACGAAGACGACGATAAATCGTTTGACAGAGAAAGTCAGAAAATTTCTTGGCTTGCAGCTCAGGGCTTTGAAACAGTAGACACTACAGGTTTTGAAGTAAAGAGTTCTCCGGCTGATTCCGCAAAAGAGCTTACAGAAATTATGCTCCGGACAAACAAACACAGATCAGAACTCCCTTATGACTTGGATGGAATTGTTCTTAAAAAGAACGTGTGTGACAAAATCGACTTGCGCAATTTGCTGCCGGAAACTCAAATAGCTTATAAATTCCCTCGTGAAGAGCTTGTATCAACTCTTGTAGGTATTCAGTGGTCATTAACAAATGGAACCTTTACTCCTATAGGATTGCTTGATCCTCCGCTTCAGCTATGCGGTACAACTGTTAAGCAGGCATCTTTGTGTAACATCGGTCTTATTGAGAAAGGCGGATTTAAAATCGGCTGTAAAGTTTCTGTCACTAAGAGAGGAGAAATTATTCCGAAGATTGAAAAGGTTTATCAGCATATGTCAGGCGAAACAGAAATCTTTGTTCCAGAAAAATGTCCGGAGTGCGGTAACAAGCTCTACACAAATGCTGACAGAACTAAAACTCAGTGTCTGAATCCTTTCTGCCCTTCTATCAAAGTAGGTAAGATGAACAAGTGGGTAAACATCTTTGCTATAAAAGAGCTTGCTCCTACTACTTTAGGAAAGCTGCTTGATGCAGGTATAGTAGATGGTACTATTGCTTCTCTTTATAAAATTGACTACTCTGCTATTGAAAAAATGGAAGGCTTCGGAACAAAATCAGCGGAAGCTATCAAGCGTAATTTATCTTCTGTAAAAGAAGTCGACTTAGCTGACTTTATTGCAGGATTTAATATTCCTTCAATCGGACCTGCAATCGCTAAAAAGATTATTTCTGGCACAAAGAAAACTTCTATAGAAGATTTAGCTACGCTGACTGTAAAAGACTGCATTTGTCCTGGCGTTGGTGAAGAGTTCGCTAAAAAGTTTGTAGAAGGACTCAGAGCTAACTTGGAAGACATGCGAGGTACACTTTCCTATATTTCTATAAAGAATGCCTCAGAGGGAATCCTCGAGGGAGTGAGCGTATGTTTTACAGGCTCTTTGAAAACTATGAAGCGAAATGAAGCAGCTACTCTTGTAAAAGACGCTGGAGGAACTGTTAAAGACGATGTAGTCAAGGGCTTGACTTACTTAGTTACAAACGATCCTAATTCTGGCTCTGCTAAAAACAAGAAAGCTCAGGAGCAGGGAACTAAGGTAATTACAGAAGAAGAATTTTTGAGCCTTGTAAAAGGAACTAAGCAGGAGCCGGAAAAAGTAGTTAAAGAGTCGGAAGACCTTTTTTAGTTTGAGGTTAGAAAATCTAATGGAAGGAAAAAGAACGCTTCACGAGATGGAAGCAGCTACAGGGATTTCTAGAAATGCTCTTGACAAAAGGATAAAGCGTCTCGGGATAGTCCCTGTAGATAAGATTGGAATAACAAATCTGTATTCTGAAGAAGACTATCAGAAAGTTATTACCTATGTTCCTAAGGGAGCACACGGTGGAAAGTCTCCTGGAAAAATAACTCAGTTTTACAGAGTATCCGTTCAATCGGAAGACGATTATCTTTTCTACGTAAAACACGTAGGTTTGTCTAAAAATAAGGCTATGAAAAAAGTAGAGGAATATGCAGAACTAGGGCTTATAGCTCGAGCAATTCCTTGCTAAAAGTTGGAGGATAAAATGAAAGGACAGAGACATCCTAAGGTTTGTGTTAAACTTACTGTGGCAGAAATTCAGGCAATTCAGGAACAGATGGATAAGCCTGATCTCTGGGAAAAACCTACTCGCTCTCCTGTGCGTAGAGCTTATGCAGAACTAAGTGAATGCCTGACTGTTTTTCATGGAGGAAAACGAACTATCCATGAAACGGATGACGATGCAGGAGATGAGTACTGATGCAAAATGAGGAACTTTTCAACCAAGTAAGAGAAGAAATTAAACTCATACACTCAGTTTATGACTCCGGAAATAAAAGTATCAAGCCTAGTTTCCGGTTCATAGCAGTAAGCCTTGATACAGATGATTTTATCGTAGCAAAGACCTTAGCTGTCATTCAAGAAAAGCTGCTGAGTACGGAGCTAAACTGTGTCAGATTTTTGACATCTTCGAAGTTGAAGAGTTCCCTGACAAAACTTACAGAGCTGTAGTCAAGTATTCTTATTTTCCTGGTATGGGAATAAGGGAAGAACATGAGCTGCATAATTGCATGCATGTAGCTTGGAGAACTAGAGGAGACTTGTTAGAAGTCTGCTACTAATTTCCTATTTAGTGCATGGATGAAACAACTAAGCAAGTACTAGAGCTACAACAAGAACAAGAATCCATTTTAGCTGTTTTCCTTGAAACTCATGAACCAAAACTCATAAGAGAAGCAATGGAATTACAGAAAAGGATTGAAGTTTTATTAGCGTGTTATCTAGGGTAAAAATAAAAGGAGTCCGAGTTGGACTCCTTTTTAATTAAACGGAATTATAATAAGTATGAGTAACTATGAACAGAATAAAAGATGTAAAGAAGAATTCCTTTCTATAGTAGCTAGACTTCACCCAGATTTAGACTTTTCTCAAGCAGAGTATAAAAGAGCTGCAGATAAAGTCAAAGTAATCTGTCCCATACATGGAGAATTCTGGAAGTATCCTAATGACTTGAAAAATGGAATAGGCTGCCCCAGATGTTCTAAGATTGCAACAAGCAAAATAAGCAAATTAAAACCTTTAAGAGAGTATCTTCCCTTTCCTAAGTTAGACTATGTAGAAACTTTAGACCCAGAAAAGAAAGTTCTAAAATCTACTTTTATTAAGTTCAAGTGTCCCTTACATGGAGTTCAGCAGAGAACTGTATTAGACTTGTCTCAGGGTTTAGGTTGCCCTCTCTGTGGAAAGCAGAAAGCAAATCGAAATAAACTTATTTCTTCTGAAGATGCTTTAAAGCAGATTCCAGAAAACAAAAGAAAAATACTTACTATAGACTTTCCAGAAAAACTCTATCAAGGAACTTCCTTAAAAGTTTTTTGTAAAAAGCACTTAATAGAATTTACCTCTACTCTTTATCAGCTACGAACTCAAAAGTATTCTTGTCCCAGATGCGCAGAAGAAGGAGTAGCAAATTCACACAGATATACAAAAGAACAGTATATAGCTTTGGCAAAGAAAGTTCATGGGGACAAGTACGATTACTCTTTAGTAGACTACGTAGACGCTCATACCAATGTAAAAATAATTTGTAAAGAGCACGGAGTATTCGAACAGGCTTTTACTTATCACGTAAACGAAAGACAAGGCTGTCCTATCTGTGCTTTATCAAAGCAGTCTTCTAAGTGGGAACAGGATTTGTCTCAGTTTATTATGTCTCATGGGTTTAAAATTGAAACTAGCTATCGTAAATGGTGGGGACAGAAAGAAATTGACATTTTTATTCCAGACCTTAAACTAGGATTTGAATTAAACGGAGCTTATTACCATAATACGTCTTCAAAGCTAGGAATGAAGTCACCTAGCTATCATAAAGAAAAATCTGAGCACGCTTTATTGTCTGGAATCCAGCTAATCCATTTGTGGGACACTTCTTCCTACGAAAAGAACTTAGATATAGTAAAAACTAAGTTAGGATTAAATCGAAAAATCTATGCTAGAAAAACTAGTCTTAAAAGGATTTCTCAAAAAGATGCGAATGATTTTTGTGATGAAAATCATTTAAAAGGCTCCGGAGGTTCAGGATTTTCTTATGGACTTTTCTTAAAAAATGAGTTAATTGCAGTCATGTCTTTTAGACCTAAATCTAAGCAAGAAATAGAACTTACTCGATTCGCTTCAAAAAATGGACTTCAAGTAGTAGGTGGTTTTAGTAAATTACTTAAAGCCTTTGAAAAAGAAAACACTAAGTACACTAAAATCATCTCTTTCGCTTACAGAGATATCTGCCCTATCCCTGAGAATTCAGTATACACAAAAACAGGCTTTACTCTTTTACCAGGATGTTCTCCTATGATGTTTTACTACGACAGAAGAACAGAAAAGGCTTTAAACAGACAACAGTTTATGAAATACAAATTAGCGTCTAAGTGGGAAGATTTTGATCCTTCCTTAACAGAAAAAGAGAATTGTGAACGGCATGAACTGTATCAGTGCTTTGATTCAGGGATTTGGAAGTTTGAAAAACTTTTATAAAAATAAAAGGAGACCACTTGGGGTCTCCTTTTTCATTCTTAGCCTAAACTTAGAACAGTGGAATCATCTTGACGTAAGACCAAGTTATAGTACAAGAAAGAGGGTCACCAGAATTGACGTCATAGTCAATTCCTGAGAGTTCTTTAATGTAAGCCTTTTCAAACTTGAATCCTTCATTAGTTGTTACACCATTTGTGTCAACTGTGCGAACTTGGATGTCTGTACGGATGTTTGATGTTCCAGACACTGCGCCAACGTCCTCAGCCATTGCTCCTGAATCCGAATTACATATGTACTGCCACCAAGCCTGTAAAGCCTTGTAAACAGTGTAGTACTTATCAATACGGAACTGAGAAGTAAACTGCTTAGGAGTTTCATCTTTTCCGTTAGGCTTAGGGAACTGCTGAGCTTTCCAAGCAACCATGTACTCACCAACAGCAAATCCTGGAACAGAAATATTAGTTGTGCGGTATTTAAGATTGTCTTTCAAATCTCCAAACAGAGAGAAAGCTCCAACCTCTAATTCTGCGACATTTCCTAAAGCATCGTCGCCTTGTGCATATACGCTATCGATAGACATAAATTGTTCTCCTTATATAAGAATTTCTTTAAAGATAATTAAATAGGCTTCTAATTTTATGTAAGCTGCAAAGTTGCTGCAATTTTCTTGTTAACTAGTATAGTAAAGTTACAGTGGAATTCTGTAGAAGAAAACTGAAGTGGAGGGAATGTAGCGTACATAAGTAAGTCCCCTGCATTATTAAAGAATCCTACTTCTGTAATTTCTATTGAGTTTAATACGAAGAAGTAAGAAGCATACAAGATATCTTGGTCAGAAGGAATCCAAGAAACTGGATAAGAGTATTTATTATCAATAGAAGACTCTTCTGTAAGTTCTTGGGTAAATCTTATCTGAATCTCACCTGTTTCATAATCGATTTCAGAAGCAACAATAGCTGGACTACTATTGAAGTGTCCTTCCCCATCGTCTGTAACAGAATAAGTCTTTTTGGAACTTCCTTCACCTTGAGAAAAAGTAATTTTAAGAGATCCTGGAGTCAGATTAGTTTCATCTTTAGGAACCACATAAGCCCAGAGAGATTTATCTTCTGGGTCAAAGGCTTCTGAAATTGGGAAAGAAGTCTCATATTCAAAGTCTGTATCTAAAGTACACTCTCCTGTTTCATAATTAATTGTACCTTTAAGCCTATTAGACAAAAAGTTACCTTTGCGATCATCCAGTACAGTAACTAAGTCTGCTATTCCTTGCTGCTTAATAGCTAAACAGACATTTCCCTTACGTATAGGAGCTAAAGGAAGAGTAAAGGTAAAATGTGTTTCTTGCCCTGTAAAGTCATCCTTTATCTTAAGCTGTCTGATTTCTTGTCCGAGGTATTCCGCACAAGCTCCTATATAATCTTCATTACTAAAAGTCTCGGAAGAAACTACCCGAAGAGAAGCAATAGGAGAACTAAGGTCAGTAGGAAAAGGAGTGTCTGGGTTCTGAATAGAAGGAAGTTCCTGAGTACCTATTCCGAATCGTGCTTCTGTTATAGCATACTGACTTGAAATAAGTTCAAGTAAGTTTGGATTAGCTACTACATTTAAATTGAGTGAAGGAACAGAATAGTCTTGATCAGGGTACTGCGCATTTGTTAAACCCGATAAGTCTGTCTGTACAGAAAGTTGTGATCCTATATGAGGAACTTCTTTACAGCGTCTTCCCCAGTTAATGTTTTCTGACAAGAAGAGCAAATATTCATCTGTCATTAAGTACTGTTTTGAATTCTTTTCAATAATTCTGTCAATAAAGTATTCAAGCCCGATATGGTTGGAAGAAATTCTTGAGTTACTTGTGTCGAGCTTAAATGCGGGAGAATCATCCAGAATGAGACCGGAATCAAGTGTTACATAGTCTTTTACAATTCCTGAGAAATCATTTTTAGATTTAAAAAGGAACGGTAAATTAGCTGCTGTTGTTTTAGCTGAATCACAAGGATCTTTCATACTTCTCTGAAGTAAATTAGCTGCAGAAGAATAAGTGTAAATAAACATCTGACCGATTCTATCTATTGAAAGAAAGAAAGACTTGTATAAAGTTGGAGTACCTTTGTAAAAGAGCTTAAATCCGATGTTATTTACTTCTTGTCGAAGGAACTCAATATCATCTCTAACTACTGTAGAAAAAGGGACTCCAAAGTTTTCGGATATCTGAATAAGTCTTTCTTTTTCCATAGAAGTTGTATCGTAAAAAGAAGTCTTCTGCTGTCTAGCCTGTTCCCTAAAGAGTTCAATTTCTTCTGAAATTGCTTCAAGGAAGATCTGATATATAGTACCCTTGAGAGAAGGAGGAATTCGTTTTTCTGTTTTAAGCTCTGTACTCATTAAGCTACTCCCATAATGTGTGTAACAACTTTGTCTTTGTAATAAGCAAATAGCTGCTGTCTGTATTTGAGTAACAAGTCACCATCTTCAGAGTCCTGGAGAGCAAAGTCAATTCTAACTTCGTAGTTTGAGAACGGCTGATCCAATCCATAAGTAATAATTACGTCTCCTATGGCTCCGTCTGTATAAGAAATAGTTGCAGAGTTTAAGTCATAACTTCCTTGACTAGGGTCATCTGGGTTAATTTGATCTCCTACTAAAACGCCAGAGCCATTGTCATGACCTAGCTGAGACCACTCTCCATCTGCGGCAGTATCCCTTATATAAAGTTTCACAGTTCCTGGCATTATGTTAGCCAAGTTAATGTTCATAGAAACTAAATATGCAGAAGAGAATTTAAAGAACTCAGAAAACGATAAAGTTGTTCTATGATGGTCTACTCCTTCAGCTGCGTCTATTGTTTTATAATAATCTGAGAAGTAAAGATTCTTTTTGTAAGCTGCTTCTGATAAACTGTATTCAGAAGCCAAAGCATTATGAACATTTCCGATAACCTGTTCAGAAGAGTACTTTGTATTTGAGATGTACACTTCAGATTCAAAAGTAACGTAAACTATCTGAGTGTCTACAAATTGAAGAATATCGGTTGTACCTTTTTTATCGTTCAAGGCTTCACGTATAAGAGACTTAGAGCTTTCAGATAAAGGTAAACCTATTCCAGTTTCTGGGTCGATAGTAATCCCAGTTATATAAATTAAGTTTTCAGACGCTTCTACATAAGTTCCTGGCTTATTGCCTGCGTCTTCATTGATTTCTTTTTCTCCCCAAACTTGAACTTTATCTACTAAATTTGTTTGTTTAATTAGAGTAGCATAGTCAGAAGAAGAAATAGCTCGATTACCTGTCTGAAAGGAAAGTGGAGCAGTTGAGCGAATACTTTCTACACTTTCATAGTCTGAACCGCCTACAAGAGCATCTAAGTTAGTACAGAAAAGCTCTACATCTGATCCACTTTCATCTTTAAGAGCTGTATCAACAGAAGTTATAATTCCTCCGGACAGAACATTTCCATCTTCACCTTTTGTCTGTAAGTATTCAAAAGTTACGATATCTCCGTATTCAAGTTTCTTTCCAAATACTCCATTACCAAAGGTAATTTCTACTCCAGAAAAATCTGATAAAGTTTGTAAAGTGTAGTAAAGGTCTTCATTAGAAGTTGCTAATCGAATTGAATCAACTTCTGTCCAGAGAACTCCATTTACCTTAACAGAATACAAAGAATTTTCAATATCAGGATCTTTTATAGCAATAGAAGCATATCTAAGCTCTGGGTAAGCGGTTGAAGTTATTTCTATAGTTTTCTCTACTTTTTCTCCCTGAATAACAGGAATATCTACGTAGTCTGCGTTTGCAGCTAAATAAGTACTCTCTTTGGAAAGAAAAGTAAGCCCTCCACCAGACATTTGAGTAAACTTGGGAATAGTTATATTGGTTCCCCAAGAACCATCAAAAGTCTTAGAAGTAGAAACTCTTATATATCCTGTTGAACCAACTTTTCTGTGAGGTTTATAGTCATAAAAACTTACTTGCTTCATAATAGAATTATAGCCTTGAGCTGTTTCCCAAACGGCTTCACGAGTCAAGAACTCATCATACATATCAGCATCTGCAAACTCTTCTGCAGCTGCTTCAAGAAAAGCGGAATTAGTAGAAAATAGTAAAAGATTTTCTCCATTGAGCTTAGATAAAACTCGTGCTTTAAGTCTAGCTAAAACTGAGTCATAGTCAAACTTCATTATTGCCATATAAACCTCTACTTATACAAATTATTTAAAGTTACATCCGTATATACAGAAGAACGAAAAGCAGGACAATTTCCTTCTACGTGTATATAGTAGCAGCTGTTATCGTAGTCAGGGGTTACTTCACATCTAGTTACTTGAACAGAAGGCTGAAAATCTGTTCTAAGACCTGTTTTTATAGCTTTCTGAATATCTTGTGCTCTATCTTCCGACATAGGCTTCATCAAAGCTCCGACTACAAATCCTCCCTTAGCGGGACGATAAAGTCGTTCACCTCTAAAGGAGCAGAGCCAGAGCTTAACTGCATTGGAGAGAGCTTGCTGATCTTTTAAAACAGGAATATTTCCCTGTTGATTAGTCATACCTGTGTGATCATAATCTACATAAACTGCCATAAAGAAATAGGTTTATATAAGGTGGTTCTCTACGCAGAATTTTTCGATTTTCATAAGAGAAGATTTAGGAAAAATCTCCTCTTCATCGTCTATCATAAATTTGAATTCTTCATTTTCATCAAAGTCTTCTGGTTGAATTATAATTGACTGAGCACCTTGAGAGTCTTCAAACTGAATTTCCCAGTGATTATTAACTCTCACAAGAGAGTACTGCCCAAATTCAAATTCTTGAGTAAAAACTCTTTCTACTGTGACTTCTTTATCTAAAACATCATTAAATCCTTCCATAAACTGCCTCACTTAAGAATGCCTTGTTCCATAAGGTATTGAACTACCGCCAAAAAGTGTTTTGGAGCGAAAACTATATTATTAGGATTCACCTTAACAGGAGCACCCTTTGCATAATTTCTCCCAAACAAAATTCCTTCTTGTTGCCAAACCCAAGAGCACCTAAACCAGAAATCTCCGTTTATGCCCCGTAAATAGTTAGTTCCTTCTTTAATTTTTCCATTAGGAAGTTTTTTAGGACTTCCAGCTGCAGAAAAATCCCAGCTACCTACGGCTCCTACTCGTCCTTTAAAGGGGACATCAATAGACAGTTTATCCATCTGAATAGTAACTGTGTATTCGTGCTTATATCTTGTCTGGCGTTGTCTCGTTCTTCCCCACTTATCCTTCTTTGTGTAATAAGGGTAATACTGAGGAGTAGAACGAGTTGTGATAATGAATTTAGTTCGAGCTTTTCCAGGGTCTTTACCGTTGTAAACTGATACTTGCTCTACTCTAATAACTTTAACTAAGTCTCTTATCTTATAAGTAAAGCGAGTTTTAGAGTACTGATGAGCATAAGTATTTTGTATCAGTTTACGTAAAGTCCAGTCATTCTGAATCTTTCGAGGCAAAATTATCTCCTACGCAAGTAGCCCAAAACGTTGTCATAGCTACGGACACCGATTTTAGCTCCATCTTGTTTAAAGCCATCCTGCTCAAGAACTACTAGAACTTTTCTTGAAGCCCAGAGAACGATAGCTACATGACCGTACTTGTTTGAGTCTGTTTTTCCGAATACTACAACATCTCCTTCAAGAGGAATGGTTCCTTCTTTGCGAATCTGTTCATAGTACTTCTTTTCTTCCGGAAGTTTTCCGTATAGTTCCCACAAGTCTTTGGCTCCTTCTACTCCACCTGTGTGAGGAAAACCAAAAACGTCTTTGTTGAACTGACGGAAAAGGTCAACGCACTGTGCCCCATAAAATCCGTCTGCGTCAACCTTTTTTCCAAGGTATTGATCGACAAACTGCTTTGTATCCATTTTTATCTCCTTACTTCATAATGAAGTTGTAAACTATATCAAATATAGCTGTAGCTCCTAAAGTTCCTACTCCTGACCAAATAAGTGCCTGATTATTAAGTCGGATTCCTTCTACTATTAAAGGGGAACTAATTCCAGCTCCTAAAGAAGAAACTCCTACAGTTATCCAAAGTTTCTTTACTTTCCTTTTGTAACGCTCATTTTCTTCTTTAAGGATTCCTGCTTCCTGTGTCATCTGACTCACTAACTCGTCCATATTGGTATGACTCTGAACTGAGTTGTTCAAGCTCTGCTGTAGTCTGCTCAATTCGTCTTGCGTACTCTGCAAAGATAGCTCCAATGACAGAATTTGAAGATTCGAGAAGTCTAATTGACTCCGCAGATTGTTTATTAAGCTCTGAGAGTTTTGATACTCCAGATTGAATGCCTTCGATAAATCGTTCAAGCTCAGTTGAGTGAAGTCTAGCTGACTCCAATTCTGCTGAGAGAGTGGAAGACTCCAGTTGATACAGTTGTTCAAGTTCAGAGTATTTAGTGGCTGCGTCCAGTTTATATTTGTAAAATCGATATCCGATGAAGACTGACAAGCCAATTCCTGTAAGGGTAAGAAGAAGAATAGCAACGAAAAGCCAAGTAGGCAGTGTAACTTTAGATTTTTCCACATTAGTAATCCTCCACTTTAAATAGGAGGATAAAGAGAAGTAAGTAAAGGATTCAAGGAAGGCTGTCGGAATTTGTGCAGACCTCGACCTAGAGAACGTTACAAAAATCTTCCGATTTAAGTCCTTAACTGCTTCTGGCGTTAAGTAGTTCTCCAAGACGGGATGCACAGGAATCAAGTATAGGAGCCCTCATCCGTGCAGGAGAAGTCACTGAGCTGCTTTCTCCCGAGTTGCCTTTATCCATTGCTCAGATAGCGGATTCCAGGTGCAATCTTTAATCCCTCGCCTGTCCCCACTTGTACTTAAGAGTCATAAACTACTTTTAAACGATTACAACGCTAAAAGCAGTCTCGTCCCAACGAACTTCCCTACGGAGTTGCATCACGCATTGTCGTCCCGAGCCAGAAGTTCTAACAAGTGTTTGTTCTATGAATCCGAAACCCCTTGTAGAAAGGTTAAGCTGTCTTAAGCCCAAGTGTCTGTCTTCTTATGCGTAAGACTTAAGACTTTTTATAAAGCTCACCTTATATAATTCCTGCGGCTTAAGACAAAGCGGAGGAATTAAGCAGAACGATACTGGTCAAATCCTACAGTGGAATTGTCCGGAATATTTATTTCAGGAGACATATTTTTGCTCTTAAGTACTTCAGTAAGAACTTGAATAGCAGCAATAATTCCCTTATCAGTAAACTCTGCCTGAGGAGTAGGAACAGAAGGCATAGCTCTTTGAGCGTCCGCATCTCCTACAACTGTTGGCATATTTTTAGTAGCATAAACGTTATCATCTGGAGATAGCTGAATAACTTTTCCGTCTTTAGTTACAATGCCATCATTTATCTGCTCATCAGGGCTACTACCTGTAACCCAATTCCAGAAGCTAGTTGCCTTGTCTCCTATCCAGTCTCCTGCAGCGGAAAATCCTTCTTTAGTAGCATCCCAAGCTCCTGATAAAGCTCCTGTGACTGAATCCCATTTTTCTGAAAACCAATTACCGATTTTACCAAACCACTCAGTTACAGAGTTCCAGATTCCTGAAGTAAAATCTGTAATAGTTTTAACAAAGTCTGATTCTTTAAAAGCGTTAAAACCTTCTGAGACCTTGTCTCCTATCTTAGTAAAGGTTTCTTTAATAGAAGTACCTATAGAAGAGATTTTGTCCTTAATAAGTTCAGTAACTGTCATAGTATTACGAGTATTCTCTCTAGCTACTTGCAGAGCTTCTTTTTCTGCTTGAGCCATTGACTTACCCTCTTTAAGACACTTTTTATAGTGTTCACGATAGTCTTTTGTCTGTTTAAGACGATAAGTAAGAGCCTGCTCATACATCTCATTGTACTCTTGAATAGCCTTTAAGTCTGCTTCTTCAGAAGTATAGCCTTGCTGCATAAGTTTGGCTTTTTCTTGAGAGTATTCGTGAGTCTGACGATAATCTTCATCTGTCTTCTTTTTCTGGAAGTAAGTTATAGCATAGTCGTTAAAACCTACAGCTACTCCATTTTCTTTTTGGATTCCGAGGGCTGCGTTTTCTTTGTGTTTTTCTTCAAGATACGCTGCTTCCATAGCTTGCTTCTTATTTTTACCTTGAGAAAGAGCTTCGGCATACGCTGTAGAGTTTTTAAGACGCTCGACATCTTCACCTGTAATTTTGTCCATGTCTTTGAGAAGTTGTGCATCAATAGCTGCTCCTTTTTTGCCATTTAAGGCTTCCATTTTAGTATTAATAGCTCCTGTAAAGAAAGCTCCTGTAGCACGTAAACCATTTAATAAACTTTCTCCAAAAGAGTTCTGAGCTTCATCTAGCATTGTCTGGTATTCATCAAAAAGACCTTCAGATTTAAGAATCATTTCTTGATCTTTGTCAGAAAGGGCTTTAAACTCCTCTGATTGAAGCATAGTTAAGAGACGAGCATTTTCTTTATTTCCTTCTGCAGCAGTTTTTTCAAGGTACTCAATTCCTCTCTGCCACTCAATTGCTGCGTCTCCTTCTAACTCTTCAGAAGCACCACGAATTCCTCCAGCCAGAGTTCCAGTAAACTCTTTCCAACCAGACTCTACTGAAGCCTTGATTTTTTCCCAAACAGAAGAATCTTCTGAGTAAATTGTATCATATAAATTTTTTTGAATCTCAGCCTGATTTTTATCCCAACCGAGTTCAAATGCTTCTTGAGTTCCCTTAGCTACAACAGTTGCAGCAGCAGCTATAGCAGCAGCTATAAGTATAGGAGGGAATACAGCAGAAGCAGTTGCTCCAGCAGCAGCCAAGCCCGTTCCTAAAAGTCCTGCTCCTCCTGCGGCAGCTGCAGCTCCTGCAGACATACCAGCAGCAGCTCCTCCTGCAGCTAGTGCTCCTACTCCAGTCACACCCCCTGCTATTAAAGCTGTCTTACCAGTGGCTCTACCTAATTCAGAGTTAGCATTCTCTTCTGTAAGTCGACTTCTATCACCTAACCAAGCAGTTTCTACAGCTCTACCATAGTTTCCTTGCTCAGCATATTTTTTAGCATCTTCTGTATCTCGTTCCTGTAACTTAAGTCCCCCTGCTAGCATAGCGATCGGAACAGCAGCTACTGCAGCTACACCCGCAGCAGAAGCAAGAGTTGGAGCCAACTTAGTTAAAGTCTTTTTAAGTTTTCCACCCATTAAGTTGTCTAAGAATCCATCATCGTCATCTACGTCAATGTCATCGATTCCTTCACCTAACTTACGAATTTCTTTTCCAAGGAAAACAGCTGCGGCTCCTATAACACCGCCTTTACGTAAAAGATCAGTTTCTGCAGGATTTGTGTCAGCTAAGATTCCTTCATCCTCAGAAAAGGATTCATTTTCAGAGCTTTGCAAAGCACGGAAAAAATCTGTACTGAAAGAGTCTTTGGCAACTACAGGATTTTCGTTTTCATAGGAGAACAAATTTCTAGATTCTGGAGAAATCTGAGGATTGGCAACTACAGGATTTTCGTTTTCATAGGAGAATTCTTCATCTCTACTCTCTGTTACTCCTGGTAAAGCAAGAGTTTGTGTAGCTGTCTCTGTTAAGAGGTCTGAAATCTGATCGACGGAGCTGATTAAAGGCTGTTGAGCACTTGACAAAGCACTTTCTAATTCTTCATCTCTTTGCTTATCCTTTAAGTCTTCATCTTTGTCCTCTTTAGTTGTCCATTTATCAAAAACATCTTGAGCAAGGTCTTTAGTAGTCTTACCTGTGGCAAATTTTGAGATAGGGTCAGCAATAACGCGAAGAGGTCCAAGTAAAGAAGCAGCCATTGAGCCAAATGCGTCTTTTCTCTCTTCTTTACCGTTTTCAAGAGCTTCCTTCCAAGTTCCTTTAACACTTTCTGCAATGTGGTCTAAAACTGCATTTCGTTTTTTCTTGTCTTTTTCGTTTTCTTGTCTAAGCTGCTCATCAAGGTCGTAAGATTTTTGAAAAGTTTCAAGCTGCTTTCTAAGAAGAACTCTATCCTGTCCAGAAAGAGTTTCATCCTCTTCAATCCATCCTTCAAGAGTTCTATGCAAGTTTCCAAAAGAGTCAAACAAGGCTTTAGTATCTTTTTCATAAGTATCTTGTCTCTTAGACAAGTAGGCAATAATTTCTTCGTCGCTGGCTCCTTTCTGCTTAAGAAGTTTTGCGTCCATGCTACGCTGAGCCTGTTCTTCATCGAATCTTTTGTAAAGTTTCTGTTGCTGTTTGATTAAGTCTGTAATTTCTTCTTGAAGGTCTGCATTGTGAGTTCCTAACTGTTTAGCAATATTGAGGAACTGAGTTAAAGCCTTTTCTGAAGCTCCATAAGTGAGATCTTGTTTTTGCTGTTCTGATTTAAAGGTTAAGCCCTCAGGCATACCATCTGCATAATTACTTGCCATAAACAAATAGGCTTTTTAGACAAGTCTTGGAAAGATTTTAATAAATGTAGAAATGAGTTTTTCCGGAGGTAAGCTCTTTGGCTAAGAGTTTTTCATTGGATAAAAAGAATTCTTTTATTTGAGGAGGATAAGGAGTAGCAGCTAAGTCCTCTTGAAAAGACTCCCAAGGGTACCCTGTCAAGTTTACCTTGCCTGTTTTTGTTTCAAAAGAGAAAACTACTCCTGTAGAAATTTTTCCAGACAACCAGCCATAACTAAATTCACAGCCCTGAGCATCTACCTTTTTATGAGCAGATACCCAAACGCTGCAAACAGGTTCTTTAGTCTGGATTGTATCCTGTAAGTTCATCATCTACAACGATTTTTACCTTAGGATAAATTTCTGGAATTTCATACTCATAAGTAATCATCGCTTTCTTAAGGTCATCCAGCTTGTCATTCCAGATAGAGTATAAAGGCTCAGAAATACTTTCCGGCATATTGTCTCCGAAAAGTTTTTCAAGAGGCATGGCAATTTTAGCATTAAAGTCTTTATCGAAAGCTCTTACAAGATTTTCAATCTTTGCAAAGTTTTTGTCGAAGTCCTGGAGTTTTTAATATCGGAAGACTTTTTGCAAATGTAAGCGTAGTCTCCGTCAACAAACAAATCTTTTCCATCATGGGCTTGAGCGTAGTCATAAGTACAAAAGAATTGTACTCCTTCCTGCTTGTAAGCGTTTATATTCCACTTCTTAAAAGCAGGTCTCTTAGCAGCTTCTGCGATAGGAATAATTCCTTCAGGAATTGCTTTGTTTGCTTCATTGGATTCTCTGATAACCTTTTTAGATTCCTTAAGTAAAATCATTGTAAACCTTCCTTATCTTCTTCCTTTTTAGCAGCGAAAAAAGCAGCTTTGTCAATCGCACTACCGACAATTTTCGGAATACCGTTTACGATAGTCTGATAAGCAAGTTGCTCAACTGCCAAAGAAAGAAAAATTATATTAAAAATAGCTGTAGCCAAAGTTGGTACCAACGTAGAATTAAACAAAGCACAAGGTACTAAAATGCAGAGAGCAAGAAAAGCGTTTCTCTTTCTTTTAGAGCCTTTGTCAGACAAAAAGTTTTTCAACCACTGAAGTATGCCGATAGTTTCAGTAGAAACAATCATAACTGAGGTCAGTAAAACTTTTACAGTGTCTAAAATTTCTGGATTCATTTTGACCCTCCGAAATCTTCCTTCTGAGGCATTTTGTTTTTTCCTAAGTAAAGTTTCATCGATTTAGAAATCGAGTCCTCTGTAGGAGCAGGAGTGCCTGCATTCAAGGCAAAGACACCACCTATGCAAGCAGGAGGAGTTCCCAAGGAAGGACTTATTTGAGCATCTTCTCTTTGTTTCTTTTCAAAGAAGTTTCCATACTCTGCATAGCACTTAATAGCTAAAAATCCTTTAGAGGAAGTGATACTTGGATAAAATCCCAACTTTTTAAAGTCATCTAAAACTTTTGTCAGAAGCCTTAAAAAATCTCTATAGTCCATTTCTCCAGCTGTAGGGTTAAGAGGAATTTCAATTATAGCGAATCTTTTATCTTTATCATAGATTTTGTACTTAGAAAAAATAGAACCCTTTAAAACAGTATTAACTGCTTTTTTAAAGTAGTCCTTAGAAAAAGATTCCTGTACTGTGCGAGTAAGTAGAACCATTTAAACCTCCAGAGTTGGCCAAGTAACTTCGAATGGGAATCCTTTTTGAGCAGGAATATCTCTCAGAGCTTTTACGTAGGCAGAAATCTTTTTGAATTTTGCTTCTGTATCAGCTGTAGTTTCTCCGGCAGCTTTTTGTTCAAGGTATCTGTCTACACGCCACTGAACTTCATTCATAAGGTAATCTCTTTTAGCTCTTACAGTTATAGCTTCTTCCTGAGAAAGTTCTTCTTCTGTTTTGCCAAAAGTAAACTTTCCGTCTACTATTCGGATAGGCTGCTTTGCATAAAATTCTTCTTCAGGCATTTCTAAGTCTGGAGTAGCAGGAAGTTTTTCTACTTCAACTGCAAACTTTTTATCTGTATGAAATACTACTTGTCCGTCTTTATTCCATATGTAAACCATCTTATTCTCCTTAACTAGATTTAATTAAATAGGCTCCTAAGACCTTAGACATTGCTTGTTTCTCTTTCCAGGAGTTAAAATATTTTAAATGACCTTTCCAACTCTGAATTACAGGAAGCAAAATTTCTTCGGAATACTTCATTTTCAGCATCTTAACGAATTTGTGTTTAAATCTTAAGAATGTTTTCCTGTCAGGAAAAACTTTAATTTATCGTAACTGCTGTGTTATAAAACTCAAGACTAGATAAACTTCTTTTTCTTACTGGTACGCTCATACTTTTTGTTCAACCTGTGTTACAAGGGCTGCAGGTATGCAGCCCAGATTAAAGATTTTAGATACTAGATACAGAAAACCGGAGCAACACCGATAAAGCCATGAAAAGCACGGCTGTAGTCCACGACACCATCGTAGTCCACGCGAGCAAAGCAGCTCGAATCAGCAAACAACGGAGAAGCTGTCCAGTAATAGTGAAGTACTCCATTAAAGTTCTTCATAAGTCCCTTAGGATTAATTGCATAGTAAGGGAACTGACCTAATTCGTAGGAAACAGTATCTGTCGCTACTGTAGAAGAACCTTTGTGTCCGATTAACTGATTTTCTGTAGGCAAAAATACTTTGTACCCTGTAGAATTTGACCAAGTAGTAGCTGCTGTTTGGAAGTACTGCTTAATAGACAAACAATTAATTCCCATAGCTGCTTCAAGTCCTGCTCCGAAAGTGGTACTCAAGTAATCTGCTATAGGCATAGCGGGATATCCACCTACGTTAGAGTTTGCAGAGTTGATCTCCTTTTTGAAAGGACAGTGCTTAAACTGCATTACTACATGATGAGTAGTATTGTAGTAATTTTTAAAGTAATCAAATGCAATTATCTGAACACGGAGATTTTCGTAAGAAGCATTATGAGTCAAAGTCTGACTGTCAAAAGTAATGGAAGGGATATCGATATAGTCCCCTAATCCCAAATTTGTAAAATCTCCTACAGAAGACTTAGCCTGCAACTTAGAAAAAGCATCAGCAGCACTAGTAGCCCCTAAAACATCTACTAAGTTACGTTCTGTTAAAATTCCGTTAGTAAAGTTTTCACCGAGTACAGCTGCATAAGCTGCGTATGTTTTAACGTTTTGAATTTCTTGAGCAATCTTGCTAGAAGACCAAGTAGTATCTGCTCTAGTTAAAGAGTCCCGAATAAGTCCTTTATTAGAACCTGCTACACGAGTAGCTCCATGGTATATACTCATCTGATTTTCTCCTTAATTAAGAATTAATACTTAAATAGGGAGCAAAAAGAAATTTTTATCTGTTGTCTCTAAGGGAAAGTTCAATCAGCTTTGCATAAGTTTCTTCACCAACAATTCGTTTCCACCAGTTTTCATGTTCTTCTTTAGAAATAACTTTTCCGTTTAGTGGAGAGCGATAGGTATCAAGAGAATTATGAGAAAAACGATTCAGGCAAATAATATTTTCTGGTAGGTAACGCATCCAAGGATAAGCATTTTTCCCGAACACATGAGCAGCGTCTATTGTAGAACCTTGACCACCCTGATTAGATTGCCATTCTTGGTATTCAATGTCAGACAAAAGCCAAACAAGTCGACATTTATTTCCATCACGATTACGAACGAACTCTGATAGTTCAGAATCCCGAGACCTTGGCTCACTTTGTTTTGCTTTGATTTTTTCTTTCTGAACTTCTAGTTTGTGTAAATACTGTTCATAAGCTCTTTGCAGCTGTCGGTCGTTCAGAGGTTTTGTAGGTCTCCGAATAGAAGTGCCCATGTCAAGTATTCCCGTTTTTCTATAGAAAGAAATAAATTCTTCGTATGTTTTAGTCATTAAAACTTTCTCCTATCAAAAGCAGCTTGAGTGCCAATTATAAAGAATTCTGGTAAAAGCTGCCCTGAGTCAAGAGCAACAAAATCACCTTTTATAAGGACTGTGTAGTTTTTCTTTTCTTCAAAATATATCTTTGCATCGTTTACGTCTTGAGGACGTTTAGAGAACATACGATCAAGTTTTACTAAATGCTTTATAGGCTTTTCAAGTTCTTCAAACTCGAGGATCAGTTTGTCTACGTCTATTGAAAGAACTTTCCCTTTCAGCGTAAATTTACTTTTAGCCATTCAGCCAATCCTCCAGCAGCTTTCTTACAGCTCCATCAAATTCATCATAGTTAAACTGACGAATAACAGTAAGTTGTTCAACAAAAGTTTCATTTTGCATAAGCTGTTCGATTTTCGATTTGTCATAGTCAGAGTAAAGCTGCTCTAAAAACTCAGTCAGTTCTTCTTCCGAAATAGAAACTACTATAGGACGGAACTTTTCAGGGAAATAAGGCAAAGAACGCATAGTATTGTAGTCAATCCACTCCATTGCTTGAGTTTCATAATCATAGTCAGGGTCTTCCGGAGTAGTCGCATTTTTACGATAGCTTGCAGCCAAGGACTCTACAAGTTTATTAAAATCGTATACAATTTGTCTATGGTTTAAGACTCTTTCAATAGCGGGACCGAAATCTTCCCAAGGAGTAAGTACAACGCACTCAGGTTCGATATTTTCTTTTTGCCTGAATTCTTTTTCAGTTTTATAAAATTGCATAAAAAGACCTCCAGTTTTTATAATTCCGGAGATTTAAATAGAAGGGAGAGTTTTACTTGCTCTTAAAAGCACCTATAACTTTTACATTATTCCCTTAGCGTTGAACTTGTCCCAATTCATCTGCCCATTTTTCCCAAGGCTGCTTGTAATACCAGCAGCCGTGTTTATGATATTTATGAACAACTCTGTCTACTAAATTTCCGCAGGCAGAAAGAATTCCTATAGTAAGTAAATATAACCAACCAAGTTTTAAAGACTGCTTTTGATGTCCGTGTTCATGGTTATAAGTTCTAAAAACGGAGTCATAGTATCTTATTTTCCAGTATTTACTATAGTCTAAAATAATATAGCTTCCTAAAGAAACTCCGCATCCAAAGACATTATTTGTAAAATAAATTCTTCCTGTAGTTCCATCATTAAACGTAAATGAAAGAGTTTGCTTTCTAAAACGAGTTAAGCAGAACCCTATCAGATTTTGAGGAAACTGCCAAAGCCATAGGAAAAACTTTTTCATCTTTATTTAAGCTCCTGTTTTAACTTAGAATGAAGCTCGTTTAATTCTTTTATGTAATTTTTATTTCGCTTGATCCTTTCTTTTGTTATTGCTTTGTAATGAATAGAAAACCGGAAATGAGGTAAGTATTTTTCATAAGTTGCAAGTTTTCTTTCACAACTATGAGAAACACTTAGACAGAGTTCAGACAACCAGTAAGCAAGTATGTACTCGCAAATTTGCTTGCTCTCTTTCCATTCAGGAACCGAGCTTTCTTCACATTCATAGTCTAAGTAAGCCTGTCGAATAGAAGAATAGCTTGACTCCATTCTACGTAAAAGCCCTTGACGAAATGAAGAATAGTGTTCTGGTAAAAGTCTTTTAGTAAAGTGATTAGAATTTACACTTTCTACAAGAGGTGAAAGAATTGCATCTGCTAAGGCTTTTCTGGTCATAGCACATTTGATAGAAGTGCTAATTGAGTTCCTTGCTAATTGAGCTACAACTTCTTGAGTCATATGCATCAACTCTTCTCGTCTATCGTCGTCTATATCTTGTATTTCATGACGGCAAAATTCGTTAAAACTTTCAGACTTCTGGAAAAACCAGAAAGCGAGAAAAACGATTGCTAATACTATAATCTCTGACAGGTTGAATCCCTGAAGAGATTGTAAAAGTTTAGTAACTTGTTCCATAGTATATCCTTCCACCCTTAAATAGTTTTATTCCATAGAGGAAACAACTTCCCTTACTTTTTGCTTAAACAAATCTGAGTCAAACAAATTTGTATCGATCTTATCGGTGTCTTCTACATGAAGTACAAACCAGT